ATAAAAAGTAATTAAATGTATCTTGTTCGTTTTTCAAGTCTTGTTGAAAAGAAAAATTAAGTTGTTGTTTCATTGTATTTAAAGACTCAAGTATTTGTCTTTGGTTTTCTACTTCATACTCTGGTTTAGGTTCAGGTATATAATTAGTTAATTTAGCCATAACATTTAAGCTAACTCACCTGTAGATCTAGTTCCATATGTTTCAATTGCTTTATCTATTTGTTGTTGTTCAAATGGACTTAACAGATCATATTCTTTTCCATATAGTTGATTGCCAACTGCATTTTGAGAATAGTTACCGGCAAAATAATTATTGTTTGGTAAAGCTGCAGTCATTTCAGGTACTCCTAAAAGATTAGCCCCTTGATCATCAGCAGTTCCATAAGGTGATACATAACCTTGATCTGAAGTTCCATAAGGAAGACCAAAAGCAAAGGCTGCATTGGAATCCATTATACCTCTATCTGCAGTTCCAAACTCATTCATTAAAGCTGTATTAAATTGTGGAGATTGTCCAAACTCATTTATTAAACTTGCATTAAATCCTGGAGATTGTCCAAACTCATTTGTTAAAACTGTATTAAATTGTGGAGATTGTCCGGTAGTACCTCTAAAATCATTATTATTAATATTAGGAATAGCTAATTCTTTTATAGTCGTAGCTAAGTCATCCCCTCTTAAACCACTACCTCTTCCACTATCTACATCTCTTGCAGTGCTAGGCAGGTAACCTTGAGCCAATAATTCATCTATCTTAGCCTGTTGACCTGGAGTAAAATCTACAGTTTTTTTAGTAAAGTCACCAAAACCAATTTGATTATAACCTCTATCTTTTGCAGCAAATAATTTATCTAATCTGTTTTGTGCTCGTTTGTCTTCCATACTTTGTTCATATTGAGCTTGAGTTCTGATACTACCATCAGGATTAGTCCCTCTAAATTTTTCATTTATAAAATTCATTCCCTTTTTAGAAAAAGCTAAACCAAGACCTGGGATACCTGCAGCAAATCCAAGTATAGACATTAGTAATTGTCCTATTCCTCCACCACCTTGTGGGAAAAAAGGTTTTTTAGTGTTACCAAATCTATCAATCTTATTACCACCTAAAGGTTGTCTCATTAATTGTTGTTTAAGAGTTGCTCTATCTCTATCTCCTCTTGTTTCAGGAGTTACATTATATGTTTTACCACCAATACGTGTTGTCGCTGCTGGTGCTGTGATTCTATTTTTTGTTCTAGTTGAAGTACCTAATTCTTGAGGACCTCTAGGTGAAGGATTACTACTAGGACGACTATAACTTCTACTTTTTTCTTTACTAGCCATACCTTTTGCTGAACGATAACTTGGAATACCATTTACAAGTTCACCTGAACCACCTGCTTTTTTAAGCATAGCTGCTTCTTTTGGATTTATATAAGCTAAAAATTCTCCTTTAGGAGCTTTCTTTTTTAAATATGTAATTGCTTTATCTATACTCATTATCTTCTACCATCCGGTTGTGCATCAACTCTAAGTGTGCCATATCTCCATGCCTCACCTACAGCATCATTTGAAATTTTTAAGGATACTAATCTTCCTCTTGCTCTAGTATCTACTTTATCAGTAGAATTTGTAATTGTAAAGGGTCCAAGTGGTGAACTAACCGCTGTGTCATCAGGGTAAGAGCTTACAAATAAAGTAACTGTAGCATCTCCTCGTAAATATTTAAAATCAGGTATAAATCTTTTGACTGACATAAAGAACTCTCCATCTCCTCTAAAATCAACTATCCCTGTTGATTGTCCTAACGCACTTGTTCTTGAAGTAATATCATAGTCTCCAGATTGAATAAATGCATCAATAGATGTTGTGCCTGAACTGTTTACTTGGTCATCACCTATTTCGTGAGCGTAATATATAGATGCTCCGTACTTGTTAGTTATACCAGATATAGCAGAGAATACTGGAGTTGCACTATCATCATAATCTGTAGCATAAGGTAATTGAAAAACACCTTGGTCTTGATAGGTAGTTCTATCTAATGATGAAGTTGTAAATACATTTTCTGAATAATTGTATGTAACACATCTATCAATTTGAGTTGATCCTGCTTTAGGATAAAACCAATTTATCTCTGTATATAAAGAATTAGGTGCAGAATAAATAACGTCTGCCGCATTATAATTTAATCCTAAGTTATCTCCATCAGTTGAATATACAAAATCTTCTACAAGGCATGGTAAGGCTTTAACTGTACCATCATATACAAAAAAACCACCTTCACCTGACATCCACCACACAGCTCCATTTGCATATGACATTGCGTGTTGACCAATACATCCACAGTTAGTACCTACTTGTCTAACAGAGAAAGTAAATGGTGGACCAACAAATTGAATTACATACGCAGCTAAATCAGTTGTTACAAAAATATAATCTTTACCTTGTATGGCTGCTCTAATCTCATTACCTGTATCTAATCTAAAAGTACCCGCAGTGTTAGTTGCAGTAGGTAAGTAAGTATTTAAATCTTCTTGATTCGAAAATCTTACAAACATTGGATCTTGTGTTGATGTGTCACCTATAGTTGTTTCAGTTCCAAGGTGAAATAAATGTCTGTCTCTATCTGATACAATAGTAATTCTAGTTGCGGTTGGATTGTTTGTTGTGTTAAAATTAGTTGTAGACTGTGAAGCTCTCACAGCTCTTGGATTAGATGCTCCAGCATCCCAAGTAAATGTTTTACCATTAAATATAGTTGCAACTAATACTTCACCAAAGTTATCAAGACTCCAGTTTCCTGGTGCCAGAACCACATTACTTGTAGATCGTTCAGTGCCCCAAGTAGAATCATTCCATAAATAAGTTCCCCAACCATAACCAATTGTTTGAGTTGTTGGTCCAATTATAACATAAGGATTAATTGTAGCTCCCCCTGTTCCAGATGAAGCACCAGCCACAGCTGCAATAGGAGTTTGAATAGTAAAAGTATTATTAGTTACAGTTCTAATTTCAAAAGCTCCATCAGTAAACGTTGATGAAGATGTAAATCCATTAGGAGTTACAACGCTTGTGAAAGTAATGTATCTACCAACAGCTAAATTATGTCCTGCTTTATTTACTGTAACAATATTTGAACCTTCAACAGTGTCAAAGTCAGCTCCAGTAATTGCTGTATCTAAAGGAGTGATGTCATAAAATGCCTCTCCATAATATAAAAATAAACCTTGAGACGTTCCTATGGCTGTATATTTCTCACCTTTAAAACTACTAAAAGCAAGTTGTCTTCTAGCAGCACCTGGTAAAGTTTCATTAGCAACGGTAAGTTGTTCCCAACCACCTATTTTTTCAGGTAAACCATATCTAAATCTTACAAAGTCTCCATCTACCCATTCACTTTCAGCACCTGATTCAGTAGCTTGTTTATTAAATCCTGGTTTAAAATTGAGTTTCTGTAACATAACCTAGTATTATATAGGGTTTTTATTATTTTGGTAGTATTATATTCTACCCTAGTTTAGATAGCAAATCTTCTAAAGAGACTATTTTAGGCTCTTATTTTTTATTCGTAGTTTATAACTATAGTAATTCTTAAATTTGTGTCTGTTTGTGAAGCACTTTTATGTTCTTGACTCCCATCAAACAATAAAATTCTATTAGCTTTAGACTCAATCTTTTTTCCATTTTTAAATAAAGTATAACCATTGTTAGTATTTAAATAAAATAAAGCAACTTTATGTGGTTCCTGACAATCAATATGAAAGCCATGTTCAAGTATTTTTAATTTCTTTTGATAAGCATTTATTTTAATTCTTATAATTTTTTTAAATTTTAAACCACCCAATAAAGGTATAGCTATGTCATTAAAATAATTACTTGTTTGATTAAGTTCATTATATAATTTATGAAAATAAAAATAATCACCCACATCTTTATCGTCGGATATATGTGGTGAATAATACCAGGGAAAATAATTTCCCATTAGTATATTTTCAATTTTTTCCAATATTGGTTTCTCTAAATAATTATCTATAATTTTCATTGCTTTCTTTATATCTTTTTATTATTTCTTTTGGAATATATTTCATTACATTATATTTAGAACTTTCTATTGATTCTGTTTTAATAGTATGTAGATTGAATTTATGAACTGAATCATCATATTTTATATTATTGACACTAAATTGTTTTAATGTATTTGGTAATTTAATGTCTACTTTTATGTATTCACTTAAATCTTTTAAAAAAGAATCTGTATTATTTACTAAATCTTTGTAATAAAAAATTTTATAATTTTGTTTAGTTTTTATAATATTGTCAATACTCCAAAGAGATTTACCTATGATTCCTGTATTAATGTCCAGAAGACTATATATATTCTCTTTTATTACATTTTCATCAGTACCGTTTTCTATTTGTAATCTCACAAATGAGCTAATACATTCTAAAACAGGTCTAATTAATAAAATAAATTTTGGTTCTTTAAAAATATGTTTTAGATATTTTAAATTACCTGGTGTACCCCATACGGATCTGTCAATAATTACGTCCACATTCCAATTTTCATAATATTTTTTAAAGACATTTTTAATTAAATTATCTAATGATTTATGATCAGGGAAATTTTTAAATGTAAGATGTTCTTTAAGTTTAAACAAATCATCTAAAATAAAAGGGGTGATAGAATTAGCTGTACACTTTACATTTTTATTATCGTTTATTATACTTCCTAACAAAGTATTTCCAGCTCTTGGTAAAGAACTTAAAAAATATATATCTTTCATTATTTTTATTTAATATAATTAATAAATCTTATCAAAGTGTTTGTCAATATTGATTTTGTGAGTTTGTTGACAAAATTAATATAAATGTTATTTGTTATTAAAAGAAAGAATGTTTATTTTAGCAATTCAAGTTGGACACAACTCATCCGTTTGCCTATACAAGGATAAAAAATTGATTTATTATAATCAAGAAGAAAGATTATCTAAATTAAAAAAAGATGGTGGTTTACCAATTTTATGTTTAGATCATATTAAAAAAATAACACCTAAAATAGATGTAGCTTTATGTACAGGATATGATCCAATTTATTCTGCTACTTTTATATATAATTATTTACTTAGATTATCTCTAATTGAAAAAAATAACTTAACTAAATTTTTACATCACAGTCATCATTTAATGCACGCTTCAAAAGCTTATTTTAGTTCCGGATTTAAAGATACTACAATTGTAGTGGTTGATGGTAGAGGATCTAATTATCATTTATCAAATGGGCTCCAAGGATATGAAACAACTTCAGTTTATTCTATTAGATACCCAGATCAGTTTAATGCTTTGTATAAAATTATATATGCTCCAAATTATAAATTAGAAAAAACAAAAATATTTTTTGAACACAACGTTCCGACTATATCAGAGAATACTGAATTTAAAATAACATCTAAATATGATTTAGGACATGTATATTCTTCTGTATCTAACTATTTTGGTTGGCTAAATGAAGAAGGCAAATTAATGGGACTAAGCGCTTATGGTAAACCTAATCTAACACTAAGAAACAATATGTCAGAAGATGATTTTTTTACAAATAATTATAATATAAATAGTAAATATAAAATAGATAATAAAGAAGATTTAGCTTTTGAAACTCAAAAGTATTTTGAAGATAAATTTTGCGATTTAATTGATAAATATAAAAATATTAATAAAAATATTATTATTACAGGTGGAACAGGTTTAAATGTAGTTAATAATTATAAATTAAAAAAATATTTTAAAAATAATAATATATATGTAGATCCTTTATGTGGAGATGAAGGAAACAGTATTGGAGCATGTCAATATTATTTATATACTACACAAGGTAATGACAGTTTTGAAAAAGTAACTTCCCTATATCTTGGCCCTGTTTATGATCTTAATATAAAAGAAAATATTAAAAAAAGTTCTTTTAATGAAGTTATAGATTTATTATTAGATAATAAAATAGTTGCCCTGTATCAAAATAAAGCAGAAGCGGGACCAAGAGCTTTAGGCAATAGAAGTTTATTAATGAACCCAAGCCTTGTTAATGGAAAAAATATTATGAATTCTATTAAAGGAAGAGAGTATTTTAGACCACTTGCTTGTTGTGTTTTAGAAGAACATGCAGAAGAATGGTTTGATATAAAATATTCCCCTGAAATGATGTACGCAGCCATAGCAAAAGAAAAAACTAAAAAAATAGTTCCTGCCATTGTTCATGAAGATAATACATGTAGAATTCAAACAGTGAACAAAAATCAAAATAAAAATTTATATACTCTTTTAAGTTTATTCTATGAAAAAACTAAAGTACCTATTTTAATGAATACTTCGTTTAATTTAAAAGGAGAGCCAATAGTGGAAACACCTGAAGATGCTGTTTCTGTATTAAAAAAATCAAAGATAGATTATGTTTATTTCTCTGACGAAAACAAATTAATTACTATTTATTAATAATAATATTCCAATAAAATTCTTTAGTTATTTTATCTAGATAAACTATTTTTGTTTTATTGTTTTTAAGATATTCGTGTAATTCTTCAATATCTACAATAACCCATTTATCACTGGTTTCAAAAACCATTTTATCTGCTTTTGTATTTAAATGTCCTTTTTTTCCAATGATATTATCTTTTACTTTTTGAATAGGACGTAGATCAAATTTAAATTCTTGATTAGATTTATTTTTTAAAAAACCTTTAACATCCCATAGTTCTTTATTTTTTTGAGTTTGAGTAGGAAAAGTAAATTCTTTTAAATGATTTAAAAATTTATTTACAATAGTCACTATTTAAAATTAGGGCCAGTTATCCACCCTACTAAAGAATTTCTTTCTCCTTTTGTAACGGAAGTAACTTCATGTAAAACATAACTTGGAAAAGCATAAAGCATACCTTGAGTTTTTTTAGCCACAAAAGGCTTTGGACCTGTAAACAATTTTAAATCTCCTCCTTCATAATCTGATGGGTCTGACAATTGAATAGTTAAAGATAATTTTCTAATAGCACGATTAAAACAACTATCCACATGAGTTCCGTAATGTCCTGATGGAGCTATATAATTTGTAAATTGTAACCCCTCATTAAAACCTGTTAAATCAAATTTAAAATATTGACTATTTAAAGCAGTTATACCATCTACTAATTTTCTAAAAAGCCAATTAGTATCATCGTCAGGATAAACCCATGAAATATTGCTTTCTCTTACAGAGCTTTTACCAAGTTTATTTCCAATGAAGACGGTTGCATCTTTTAATGATTGTTCTTTACCTATTTTAATTAAATATTCGCATTCTTCTTTTGTTAAAAAATTTTCTACAAAAGCATATGTATGCACATGATCTAACTTAAAACTCCAACTTGTGTTGGGAACATTCATTTTATTAATAACTTTCTCTTTTATTTTTTAATAATTATATTATAGAATCCCAACTTGAATTAGATTCATTCCAAACAAAATCAAAACTAAGATTTTCTTGAATGTGAGATCCTAACCATCTTATATTATCATTATCAAATTTTATTTGCCAAAATTTTTCAACTCCATTTTCATCAGTGTAAGACTGTATTGATGGAAAAGTTATTGGGGGATCCCAAAGACCTTGATCATTAGGTCCAACATAGTTTGAAAAAGGTTTTGGACCAACAAAAATATTTCTTACAGGATCATAAGATCCTCCTAAAGATGCATAATTCGCTCTAAATGCTTTTGATTGATCACCTTCTGTGCGATCAGCATTGTAATATTTTCCACTTCTAGTGTTGTATGAAGTTTGAAGCCAATTTGCGTTAGGTTCATTATATAAATTTTTTAAAAATTCAATACCTAATGATTCTTGTTCATTTCCATTTTCATCTGTGATAACATCATTACTTACAGCAACAACTTTTATTACCGCATTATTTTCATCTATTTTTGCAAAGTGTGCCATTATGCTCTGTAACTCCCCGATGCGTTAAAAGTTAATATTGTATCAGCACCATCTGTAGTAACTGTTGGTGAACCTGTTGTTACACCTGAATAATCAGCAGTAAGCATTCTTAAAATTATTGTGCCGTCTCCACCATTACCTCCGTTTTGACCTGAATCTCCAGGTGGAACTGAACCATTAGCGCCGGCTCCGCCGCCACCTGAACCAGTATTTGCTGTTCCAGCATTGCCAGCATCGTCTGTTCTAGCGGCTCCGCCGCCTCCAGCACCGCCAGGTCCACCAGCACCAGGGGTACCACCTCCGCCGCCTCCAGCTCTAGTAACGGCTGAAGCTGTTATTGAAGAAGATACTCCATCTCCACCCTCTGCTTGACCATCTGTATTTCCTGCTTCACCGGCTCCTCCGCCGCCTCCAGCTTGTCCACTAGGACCACTTCCTGAAGAAGGTCCTCCAGCAAAACCTTGATTAGCCGTTCCAGCTCCTCCTGAGCCACTTCCTTGATTTCTTGCTCCGCCACCTGATCCTCCGGCATCTCCGGTATCTGAACCTGCTGATGTAGAACCACCCATTCCACCTCCATCTGAGGTAACTGTGGTAATTTTTGAACCTGCTATTGATGAATCATCTCCAGGTGAGCCGCCAATAACTTGACCAGAACCTTGACCAGTAGCGCCAGCACCTCCGCCTCCGACTGTAATAGTGTAAGCTTTTCCTCCAGTTAAAATTAATGGAGTTTCTGTTGCACCACCACCACCAGAAGTTTCTGATGCATATGAATTTCTATATCCTCCGGCTCCTCCGCCGCCGCCGCCAAGCTTGTAAGAAGATCCTCCGCTTCCTCCTCCGCCACCAGCGATGACTAAATAAGAAACTTGATAAGTTTTTGCAACACCAGAAGTAATACCAAATCCCTTTGCCGATCCGGCTCCTCTAGATCCTAATATTGGCATAATCTTTCTCCTCCTAACTTATTATGCAAACTGTGTTAATGATGCTAACGCTGTAAACGTAGCTGAACCAGTTTTTATAATTGTATATGAATAAACATCTAATGAGTTAATATTTCCTTCAGTTGGAGCTTCTCCACCTTGCCATTCTGGTGTAATACTTGATCCATCAACTTGAACAGCTGAGTTGTAATAAGCAGTTCCACCTTGTTTAACAATGTGAGCTACAGTAATAGATTCTCCAGTATCCATAATTGAATCTAAAGAGTTTGATCCATCACCTCTAATATTTAATGTCCAGTTTCCTGAAGCATCTGTAGTAAAGTTCCATACAGCTTGTGTTAAAACATCGTAGTTAACAGTTCCTGTAGCAGCTGTTGCTTCAGTTGTAACTTTTTCTGCTAGACTTTGAATTTTACCTTGACCATTGAAAGTTGCTCTACCAGTTCCTTTTGGTGTAATATTTAAATCAATATTAGTATCACCGCCAGTAGCTGAAATAGCTGGTGCATTACCTGTAGCTGCGTTAGCTACATTAAATTCATTAACTGCAGATCCAGTTGTTGTAAAAGTAATTTGTTGATTACCATTTTCATCAATAACACCTGTATTATTATCAATAGTAATATTATTACCATTTGTATCTAAGTCTGCTGAAAGTTGTGGTGAGTAGTCAGATGATAAATCTGTGAATGCTGTATCAACAACATTAGTTCCATCAGAGTAAATCATTTTAGTGCCTTTGTCAGCAGCCGCCCAAGTTACTCCAGATCCTGAAGTAGTTTTGAAAGTTACTGTGTGAGCACCAGAAGTAGCATTATCAACTACAAAAGTTTTTTCGATAGAATCAGGGATAACAACGTTAACTGCTCCTCCAATTGTACCTGTTAATTTTAATACTTGGTTTTTACCATTTGATAAAGCACCGTTTGAAAAAGTTAAAGTTGCACCTGATGTAACACCAACTGCATCATAACCACCGATTGCTTGTTCTAGAATTAATAAGTTTGTATTTGTAATTTGTCCCCAAGTTCCAGAGTTTTCTCCAGTTGCTTGTACTGTAAGTTTTAAACTAGCTGATGTAGAGTTTGCCATAATATTTTTTCTCCAATGTTCTTAATTTATTAAAATTTTATTCAAGTGTCAAACACTTATTTATGCAGCGTTGGTATCAACCGGTTTCCATCCTGGAGGGTCAATTGGTGCTGTGCCTGGATCTACTCCGTTCCAAATCAGTATACTTGTAGCTGTTCCTAAGCCCATTGTCAACAAATTTCCTGTAGGAATTACTTTACCTGTACCTGTTGTTATTACAGTTCCAACGTTAGTAAATAAGTTAGTTAAACCTGTAATAGTAGGTATAGTATTTGCATCTAAAATAGCTGTTCCTAAGTTAGCTGATAAGCTAAATGTAACATCTGGGACCGCTAAGAAAGTTCCATTACCCCACTTAGACTCACTCCAAGTACCATTACTCCAGCCCATAGCTGTTAAGACTCTAGTAGTAGCATCACCAGTAATATTAAAATTACTTATTGGTGATAAATTCATAGCCATTGCTTGACCAGTAGCTTCTGCATCTGGTGCAGGGTCAGTACCACTAAAGTTTTCTTGCATAGCCATTACAAGGGTGTTTACTTGTTGATTTCCATATACTCCAAATCCCCAAGAAGATTTAAGACCCCATGTTGAAGCTGATTGAGCAGATATTTCTGCGATAGTAATATTGTCTCCAATTGCTGTACCTAAAGCAATTGACATTGGGAAACTTCCAGTAGTTATAACTTCAGGGTCATATGACAATGTCATTGTCATTGGAAGACCTGTAGGCTCTGCAACAAAAGCAGCAAATGCAGTTACTGTAGCAGGGGCAGAGACAGTTAATGAATTTCCTGTTGCAGTTAAATTTGAATCTCCATCGAATGATAAACCTGCACTACCTTCAAATGCAGTTATAGTTTGACCAGTTACAGCAACTACTTGAATTGATGCACCCCAGCCTTCAACTCCCCATCCGTCTGAACCCCATCCTGTATTAATTTCATTATCAATTACTACGTCATTCAATGACATAGTCATTGGAAAATTGTTTGCAAAAGCTTGTCCTCTTATACCCCAAGCATTAATATTCCATCCTAGTCGTCCCCAACCAGCATTTATTTCTGTATCAATTAAAACGTTATTGTCCAAAGACATGGACATAGAATTACCAGCAGGGATTACTGTACCATATCCATTCCACACACTTGTTCCCCAAGTGAGTCTTCCCCAACCTGTACTTGATGATTGTTCTACTTGTCCAAGATTTGCAGATAAACCAAAACCAGTTACTAATTGATTTCCTGTATTAACTGATCCCCATTCACCAACGTTCCAAGTGTTTGCTCCCCAACCTAAACCTGGATAACCTGCTACACTTCCTAAAGTAAAAGACGCACCTATCCCAGTTACAGAAATATTATTTACATCTGTATTCCAAGAATTGTCGCCCCACGATGCTTGACCCCAAGTGGTTGCCATAGGAGATTACCTCCTAAGATTAACCAGAGATCCTTAGAATCGCTGCTGTTGATGTTGGCGCTGGAAACTGAATTGTGAAAGTTCCTGATGTAGCTGTTTTATCTGCTCCAAAATCTAGAACACAAACTGATGCATTAGTTGTATCAGAAGATGTGTTGTAAATTAAAGCACCTCTAGCAGTTAACGTCACTCCAGTAAAAGATCTGTCTGCAAAGTCTGTTCTTGCTACACCAGCAGTCATAGAAGTTCCTGAGTTAACAAGAAGACCACCGCCAGAAGCGTATTGACCACTCGCTGCTACTTCACCAGTTGCAGTGAAAGCAGTAGTTGCAGAGTTTAGAGTTGCTGTTGAAGAGTAAAGAGCTAATTTAAACTTATCACCACCAGTTTGTTTGAAATTCATGTCAGCTTCTAAAAGCTGTTTTTTAAATGAATTACAAATTGCTTGTGTTATTGCCATAGTTTATCTCCTTATTTTCCTATTCGAGGAACACCACTTTGGTATTCATCCCGTCTTCTTCTTCCCATTTGTTCAATTGAGAAGCCTTCAACCACTTGTTTATACTTTTGTTCGTATAATTGCAAGAGGTCTTGTGGGCCTTTTAAAAATCCATAAGCCTCAACTAGGCATGCATACAAAAGTCCATTGGGAAAATTCAAACTTAAATATGTTGTTGTATTTGTACTCGATAATCCAGCATCTTTCAAGATATAATTTAACTGAATTGTGTAAGTCGCATCTGGAGTTGGAGCAAATACTAGATGGTTTTTGTCCCACCAACTATAGTATTTTGGAACCCCTGTAGTTTCTAAATTATTAAACTCTGACATAAAGCTAGTATCTCTCCACTGTAAAAAATCTCTATTATTAGCTGAAGATGTTCCATCAGAATCTACGATTTGAGCAGATCTAATGACCAATGCATTATCTGGAGTTTGAATGAATCTTGTATTTACAACTAAGTTTGCTGTTGCATATCTTCTATTATTGTCTGAGTCTACATCTCTAAATATTCTAAATTCAGCATCTTCAATAATACCATTTAAAATAGTGTCAGATAAAACGGTTGATCCAACTTCTGTGTAATCTCTAATTTTTGTTTTTAATTCGTCGTATGTCATAATTATAAATTTGTACTTGTGAAGTTATTATTAACAGGACCTGCGAGACAATTCAAGCCTCCTCCTGGTCCATATTCATCTATAAAGAAAGTGCCTTCATCATTCTCTTTTAAATTATAACTATTAGCAATAGTTATTGTTGAAGGTTGCCCTGCTTGACTTTGAGTTGTTTCATTTAAAGAATCAACTAATCTTGCTCCAAATATCTTGGCTCCGGCATCATGGGAACTAGCTGTAGTATTTTTAGGTTTAACTCCTCTAAATGGAGCGTTAGTTCCTCTAACTAAACCTGATAATACTTTTGTAGAGCTATCATATGCTGTATATTGAATTACTTCATTTTCAAAAAATCCTGTTGTAGGATTTATTTTTTCAATAACTATATAACCACCATCTCTATAAAAACCAAGATTATCATCTACAGCCAAAGAAGTATCTGTAGAAGTTATGCTAGATTTTAAGGTGGTTGATAATTCTAATGCTTGAATACTTATTTGTAAAGCAGTTGTGCTTGATGATAAATTTGATTTTATACTCATTAGCCTCACTACATCATTTACTAATATTCCACTGTTAG